TATTGATAGTGCTTGTACAGCAAAGTGGGATAATGCAGCTACTGGTGGTGTACAGACACTATCAGCTGGCGATGGTCTTCTCGATAATGGTACATCAACTGATCCTAACATTGCTGTTGACTCTACAGTTGTAAGAACATCTGGTAATCAGACTATTGCAGGTGATAAAACATTCTCTGGCTCTGCTCTTTGTGTTAGTAATGTAATTAGACATACAGGTGATCCTGATACATGTATTGCTTTTAACACCGACGCTCTTTGTCTTTACGCAGGAGGTGTACAAGGGTTACAAGCTACATCTAATGGTATAGTTATTAACGAGCCTGGTAATAGTAAAGACTTCCGTGTTGAAGGTAGTACTCTTTCTGCTGCATTGTTTGTAGATGGTTCTGCTGATGCTGTTGGTATTGGTACATCAACCCCTGTAGCATGTCTCCATGTTGATGATGATGGTGCTACTGGATCTGGTATTTGTGTAACAGGTGGTGGTGCTGGTGCTCCATTAGCTCAATTTACACGTGACATTTCTGGCGGTACAGGTACAGTTAAAATAATGGCACCGGATTCAAGTCCGCAAATAAGTTTCTGCTCTACTTCTAATACATATGCTATTGGTACGAGAGGTTCATCTTTTCAAATAGCAGATAATGCTAAATTATGTGCAAATACACGTTTGACTATTGATAACACTGGTCAAGTTGGTATTGGTACTGAAACTCCTGCTTATGAGTTAGATGTAAGTGGTTCCGTTAATGCTTCCGGTGAAATTCTCTCAGGTGGTACAGACATTTCCGAAATCTTTACAACATGTGTTGGAGATATTACTAACGTGACCGCAGGATCACAAATGACCGGTGGTGGAGCTAGTGGTAGTATTACTTTAAATACTTCACTTTCAACCGGTGGTATTGGTTCAGGTACATATGGCTCTACTTCAGATAGTACAAAAATTGATCAAATTACTGTCGATGAGTTTGGCCGTGTAACTAATATTACAACTGGTGCAACAGGATCAAGTTGTACTAACGGTACTGTAACCTGCGTTGGAACAGGATCAGGTCTTACAGGTGGGCCAATTACAGCATCTGGGTCAATTTCCGTTGACAGTACTGTTGCAAGAACTAATGTTGATGAAGTATTTTCTTGTGACCTAACAGTTAATGGTGATCTAACTGTTAATGGTGATATTGTTTGTCTTGAAACTATTGTATCAACAACCTCAGCACTTTCAGTAGTCAACCATGGATCTGGCCCAGCTATTACAGTTAATCAGACTGGTTCAAATGATATTGTTGACTTTAGAGACGATGGTACATCAGTATTCTATATTGAAGATGGTGGTAACGTTGGTATTAATGATACTAACCCTGCACAAAAGTTAGATGTTAATGGTAACATTAATACAACTGGATCATATATGATGGATGATGCAGATGTTATTGATGCTAGTAAGGTGTTTGTAGGAAGTGGTATTGTGCTATCTGATAGTGAGATAGCTAACTTCGGTACCAGCTGCGATTTAAAAATTTATCATAACGGTTCAAATAGTCTTATTGAAGATGGTGGTACAGGAAGTCTGTTAATACGTACTAATTCGCTTTGCGTTCAAAACGAGAGTGGGACGGAATCGATGTTAAGAGCCACCCAAAATGGTGCTATATCTTTATATTATGATAGCGGTAATAAATTCGAAACAACGAGTAGTGGTGTTTGTGTAACAGGTAATATCGCCGTAACCGGTACTGTAGATGGACGTGATATAGCAGCTGATGGATTAAAGCTTGATAGCGCTTACACAACTACAGCTGCTCTTTCAACCTGTAGTGGTCTTGCCTGTACGGGTGATATAGATGGTGTAACTTTAACAGGTGGTCTTTCTGGATCATCGTTAACATCGGGTACGATGTGCATTGGTATTGATGCTACTACAGCAGCTGGATTTAGCTGTCAGGGTACTGTTACTAATGTAGCCGGCTGTGATGGTATTACAGTTACCAATGGTACAGGAAGTGCATGCGTATGTGTTGATTCTACAGTTGTAAGAACGTCTGGTAATCAGTCAATTGGAGGGACTAAAACTTATACGAGTGGAGCTAATTTTTGTTCTGTTGTTGATGTAGCAACGTCAATAAGACATTTAGCCGATACTGATACATGTATTGCTTTTGATACTGATACAATATGCTTTTATACGGGTGGTGAACAACATATTAAATTAAGTAACACCGGTGTTGTAATTAATGAAGATAGTTATGATAACGATTTCCGTGTAGAAGGTAATAATGATGGATATGCAATGTTCCTTGATGCTTCATCTGATAACGTCGGTATTGGTGTATCAGTACCTGGTGAAAAGCTTACTGTAGCTGGAAACTTAAGTGCATGTGGTACCGGCTTTGTAGATAAATTAGGTATTGGAGCTGAGCCATCTGGTGATGAAGTCTTAACTGTAGATGGTACTAGTGGTAATCTATTCACAATTACTGATTCAGTAACCGGTACAGTATTTGCTGTTAGTGATTCTGCTGGCTTACCAATCTTAGAAGTGTATACTGACTCATGTGATATAATCACAATGGGTGAATATGGCTCTAATGCCTTAGTTGTTTGTGATACTAAAGTTGGTGTTGGTACAGCTACACCTAATGAAGCTTTAACTGTTGTAGGAGCTGTAAGTGCTACATGCTTTATTAAATCCGGTGGTACAAGTTCTCAGTTCTTGAAAGCTGATGGTAGTGTTGATAGTAGTTCGTATACAACATGCTTAGGAGACATGACCGGTATCACTTTAGTAGGAGGTCTTACAGGTACTTCCTTAACAAGTGGTACAGCATGCCTTGCGGTTGATGGTGCTTTAGTTACTACTCTTAACCAAAGTGCTTGTCCAGGTATTAATTGTACGGGTGATATTACAGGCGTTACAGCTGGTTCACAAATGACTGGTGGTGCTACATCTGGTAACGCAACGTTGAACGTTTCACTTTCAACTGGTGGTGTCGGTTCAGGTACATACGGCTCTACAGCAGATAACTGCAAGATTGATACAATCACAGTTGATGAATTTGGTAGAGTAACGGCAGTTGCATGTGGACCTACTGGTGATATAGCTGGCGTTACAGCCGGCTCACAAATGACTGGTGGTGGTACTAGCGGTACTCCAACGTTGAATGTATCCCTTTCAACAGGCGGTGTTGGTTCAGGTACATATGGCTCTACAGCGGATAACTGTAAAATCGATACAATTACTGTTGATGAATTTGGCCGTGTAACAGCAGTAGCTTGCGGTACTACTGGTGATATGGCTGGTATAACTTTAACCGGTGGTCTATCTGGATCATCACTAACATCAGGTACTGCCTGTTTAGGTATTGATGCTACAACAGCTGCAGCATTTAGTTGTCAGGGGACTGTTACTAATGTAGCTGGTTGCGATGGTATCACGGTTAATAACGGCACCGGAAGTGCTTGTGTTTGCGTTGATAGCACCGTTGTAAGAACTTCAGGCAATCAGACGATAGCTGGCTGTAAAACATTTACTGATTTCCCTACACTCTGTAATGGAGTTAACTTCGTGAACGGTAATGTGCGTCTATCAAGAGACGGTAACAAAATGTATATAGGTGCTTATGATGGGTGGTGTTTTTACGACACTCAAGGCTCTGCTGCAAGAATGTGCCTTACATCGGGTGGTAATTTAGGTATTGGTTGTACAACTCCTGGTCAAACACTTACAGTTGCTGGTAGTGCATTAATTTCTGGTGATGCTACCGTTCAAGGTAACTTATGCGTTCTCGGCGACTTTACATGCCTAGAGACAACAGTCACGGTAACATCAGCAATGGATATCACCAATACTGGTACAGGTCCTGCATTAACAGTTAACCAGACAGGAAGTAATGATATTATCAACTTTGAAGATGATGGTGCCTCTGTATTCTATATTGAGGATGGTGGTAATGTCGGATTAGGTACAATAGATCCTACTACCAAGCTTACATTGAGTGGTTCAGTAGCAGAAGGTACTGCTTTATTCAGTCTTTACAATTATTGTAATTCTGCTGGAGCTGGTATACAGTTTAATGATAACCTTACTGGTGCTCAAAGTGGCTATATTACTTATAGACATGCTGATGCTTGCTCACAAGGCGGTGCAGCTTCTTACCACTTTACATCAACAGAATCGGATTTGGTAGCTGTTTTTGGTAATAGCACTTGTACTTCTAGACTAGTTGTTAAGAGTGCAAACTGTACAGCTGAAGTAGATTATGGATTCTACGATGATTATAATACCGGTGTATATAGCCCAGGCGCTGGCATTGTTGGATTGGTTTCAGATAACAGTGAAAAGTTAAGAGCTTGTAGTACAGGTGTTTGCGTTACTGGTAATATCACCGTAACCGGCACTGTAGATGGACGTGATATAGCAGCTGATGGATTAAAGCTTGATAGCGCTTACACAACTACAGCTGCTCTTTCAACCTGTAGTGGTCTTGCCTGTACCGGTGATATTACAGGAATTTGCTTAACTGCAGGTCTCTCAGGTACGAGTTTAACAACTGGTAATGCATGTATTGGATTAGATGCGACTACAGCTGCTAGTTTGAATCAAGCCTCTTGCCCTGGTATTAATTGCACTGGTACTGTTACATGTGTTGATGGTGGTAATGGTCTTACAGGAGCTGTTACTACAAGTGGATCGTTGGCAGTTGGAGCTGGTACCGGTATTACTGTTAATGCTAACGATGTGGCTATCGATACAGGCGTAGTAATGGATCTAACATCAGCTCAGACAGCTTCCGGTACTAAGAACTTCTCGGGTGATATTTGCGTTGGGGATCAAATATTTCATACAGGAGATTCTGACACATATTTACAATTCGGTACTAATTCCTTCTGCATTTATACAGCTGGAGAAGAGCATTTAACCGTTTGTGCTGGAGAAGTTATAGTTAATCAGTTTGGAAACGATAATGACTTCCGTGTAGAATCTGATACAAATACACATATGTTGTTTGTCGATGCTGGTAATAACAGAGTTGGTATTAATTGCTCTGCACCAGGCGCTACATTAGCTGTTAATGGTAGCTTTACTGCAACTTGTAAGTCCTTCTTAATTGATAACCCAGTCACTGGTGGTCAGTTGAAGTATGGTGTTCTTGAGGGTAATGAACATGGTGTTACTGTAAGAGGAACTACTTGCTGCGGTACTATTACATTACCTGAAGAATGGGATTGGTTGGTACATGAAGACAGTGTTACAACTCAACTTACACCTGTAGGTAGTGCACATACTCCTTATGTTATTTGCCAGAATAATAAAGAAGTAGTTGTATGTGCAGAAGGATGCTATAATTATAATATCTACGGTACACGTAAGGATGTTGAACTACTAGAAGTTAATATATAATGGGATTATTTCACTCACCAAAAGTAGCAACAGCAGGATTAGCATTTATGTACGATACTGGAAACAGTAAATCGTATGTAGGTGAGCCTACTACTAATACTGCTGGAACAACAAATTTAGCTACATACTGGAACAATAGTGGTACTGCTTCGTGGGTTACTGACGACACTAGTGTACCTAGGTTATTTCCTGACATACCAGTACTCTCAATGGAGAAACTTACTGATGGTGAGTCTCATATTGGTGTCGGTTACACATCTGCAACTGTATCAACAGAATATACATACTCTGTATATGTTTGGATACCGAGTACTAATAGTTCTAGTATGGCAGGTATTAAACCTTATTTTCGACCACAACCATCAAATGGTTGGATTGGTACTTTATCCTATAATGATTCAACCTCATGGGAGACTTGGCCGAGAGATCAATGGATACGAATAAGTGTAACAGCAACTACACCTTCTACAAACGTGACATATGCATACATAAGCTGTTACCTAGATACAGCAGGAGATAAAATATACTTTACAGCTCCTCAAATCGAAACGAAAGGGCATCGTACACCTTTTGTAAACGGTACTAGATCAAATACGCAAGGATTAGTAGACCGTACTGGTAATAAAACTATTACTCTATCAAACTTGTCATACGACAGTAATGCGCAAATGTCTTTTGACGGTACAGATGATCAGTTTCTTATAAGTGATCCAGACGTAGGTACAAGTTTTTCTATTGAGGTAATTATTAAAGTAAATGATTATAGTAATGGGCCAATCTTTATAAGTCCTAATAGTGTAGGTATTGATCACTTTTTTAGAGTCTTGAACAATGGAAACGTATCCGCTAAATTTGTAGAAATTGCAGATTCGTCTGCCGATAGTTACACATCATCAACAACACTTAATACAGGTGAATACTATCATGTTGTAATATCTAAAACACCATCAAACGGGACAATTTATGTGAATGGAGTAGCAGAAGACTCACATACGCCTACTCTAGCAGCAGCTGCATGGTCAGGTGATTGGCGTATCGGAGCCAGATGGAATACTACTTATCATTTAAATGGTGAGCTTCCTTTATTAAGAGTATACAACCAAGCATTGACTTCTACGGAAGTTACTAAAAACTTTAACGCAATTAGATCAAGATTCGGATTATGAGTACACTATATAGCCCTTCAATAGTAACAGATGGATTAGTATTGCATTTAGATGCTGCTAATAAGAAGTCCTATCCAGGTAGTGGTGACGCATGGAATGATAGAAGCGGTAATGATTGTAATTTTACATCTGTAAACGGCCCTACATATTCAAATGGAGCTTTTGTTTTTGATGGTTCTAATGATTATTTTCATAGCCCTTTTAGTAATACTAATTATACGGATCGCCTTCATTGGACGGTGGATGGTTCACTAGGGACCGATAAGTTTACTGTTGAAGTTTGGGTAAAAACCTCAGATACTACAGGAGGTAGTATTTTCTCTCACCCTTGGAATGGAAATGGCCAGTATAATATACGTGTACTGTCTACAGGTGGGCTTCATTTACATACAGGTGGCGGCGCAGCAGCTTTAAGCGTTTCGGATGGTGTGGTGAATGATGGTAATTGGCATTGTGTTACAGGATGGGCAGATAGTACGACAATGGCTGTCTATATAGATGGTGAATCGTATAATAGTCAAGCTCATGGAAGATCAGGTGGAGTTGGATCTGCTGGTCATTCTACTACTTTACGATTAGCTTTAATGACATTATACCCATATGGTGGAGGTTGGGGAGGTAATACTGGTCACGCTGTAGAAGGAGAATTAGCTGTAGTTAGATTTTATCATCGTGTACTTACAGATAACGAAATCTTTCAAAACTATAACGCAACTAAATCTAGATTCGGACTATGAGCGCACACGGAAATCCAAATATTATAGAAGACGGTTTAGTATTTTTGTACGATGTTAATAACAAAAAATCGTATCCAGGAGAGCCTACTACGAACTTAGTAACCAATCCAGATTTTTCAACAGGTCTTACAGGGTGGAGTTCTACGTCAACTAGCAATGCAGATGTCGACATTACAGAAGTATCTTCTGAGAATGGATATAATTATTTCCATAAAAAGGCAAATAAAACATCAAACGGAGGTCAAGATAGATTAGTACAATCCTCATTCTATACAATTGACACGTCTAAACAAACTACTATATCTATTGATATTTGGATTAATCCAGAAAATGACTATAGTATTATTTTTTATGGTAGAGGCACTACAGTTGATGATACCACTTATGATGAAAAACCTTTGACAAATAATGGATCAACCACTTCAACAGTAGACCTTGGTAATGGCTGGACACGTTATATTTATACCTTACAGACAGGATGGTATACAGGAAGTGGTAACACGTTCTTATTAGCAGTATATCCAGCTTGGACTGGGAGAGGCTTAATGGAGTATAAAGTAAGACGAGTGCAAGTAGAACAAAAACCACATGCTACTCCATTTGTAAGCGGAACAAGATCAACCACACAAGGATTAATAGACCGTACTGGTAATAAAACAATCACTCTAGCAAACATGTCTTATGACAGTAACGCACAAAAGTATTTTGATGGTACTGATGATTATATCTCTATTCCAACTCACACTTTTGGTAATGGAGATTGGACTTTAAATGCTTGGGTAAATCCAGATGTAGTTAGTGGTTATAATGTAATGTCTAATTCAAGTGGAGGCCCTGTTACAAACGCTTTTGGTTTTAATGGTGGAAAAATACATTATAGAAATTATGATGGTGCTTGGCAAACTCATGATGGTAATACTACAATGTCTATTTATAATTGGTATATGTTGACTTGGGTAAATTATGAAGGAGCTTCAGCCTCTGATGGTACTATGAAAATGTATGTTAATGGAGTGGCAGATTCAGATACTTTTAATTCCTATACTACAAATGGTGGTCCATGTGATGTTATAGGTAGAAACTGGACAAGTGCATTTTATAATGGGAAGATTGATCGTGTTACTATTCATGATAAATCTCTTACTGATGCAGAAGTTCTCCAAACCTACAACGCTCTTAAAAGTCGTTTCGGTTTATAATGTTGAGATACTAGATTTATAGATTAAATATATATATGTTCGAGAACAGAAGATATATGATATTTGAAGTCGCTGAAATTGGTGATGTAAATTTCGATCAGGTATTAGAGACATCTGCTGATACAGTGAGAAAGTCTGTTGATGAGACCCTTACATTTGTTAAATGGGATGGCGAGATTATTCCATCTTCCGTTGATGCTCTTTCTAGTACAGATGGACCATACACACATTCAGAGATATTAGACATTTTAAGTACAGCTACCTGGGCTCCATCAGGTAACGATATGCCATAAAGGTTATGGGATTAGCTCACCATCCAAAGATTGTAACTGACGGATTAGTCTTAAGCTTAGATGCTTTTGACCCTAAATCGTATCCCGGTAGTGGTACAACTTGGTATGATAGGAGTGGTAGTGGTTATAATGGAACATTAGCAAATGGCGCTGCATTTAATTCAGCAGTTAAAAGTATAGAGGTAGACGGTACAGATGATTGTATTGATTTAGGTTCTGATATTACAATTAAAACGAGTGGTGGTTGGACGGTTGATAGTTGGGTAAAATATGATAATGTCGCTGGGAGTTATAACAACACTACATCACCGGCTAATTTTATAGGATCGGAAGGTATAGCATATAATAGTTGGTATTGGTCAGTTCTTAACTATAAATTAGCTCTTTGGAATAGGGTACCTGGAGTTTGGAAGTATGGTAGTACCACCATTCAAGCAGACACATGGTATAATGCGGTTTTAGTTTGTGAGGATTCTGGAACATCATATCAAATGTATCTTAATGGTGTAGCGGAAGGTGGTGATCACACAACGTATGAATGGAATGCAGATTATTCAGGTTTAAAGGTTCGATGGTTTGGGAGGGGTAGAATAAATATCCCAAGGCAAGTAGACGGGGTGCTTGCCACGAAAAGAATATACGATAAGGCTTTAACAGCAGATGAAGTGGCTCAAAACTACAACGCAACTAAATCTAGATTCGGATTATAATGGCTACAAATTATAACAATAATATCATAACTGATGGATTGGTTCTCTGTTTAGATGCGGGAGATCCTAAATCGTACCCTGGTAGTGGTAGCACCTGGATTGATAGAAGTGGTAACGGATTAACCGGAACTATAAATGGTGCAACATATAACTCAGCAAGTAAAACCTTTTCTTTTGACGGTACTGATGATTCTATTACTTTAGATGGAAATGTAACTGTCCCAGCGGTAGGGTTTACAGTTATGATGGCTATTAATATTAATGATTCACAATCTAGTAGTAGTTGGAATTATTGGTTTGTAGAGGTAGCTAATGATAGTCATAAGTATGAATTCGGTTACTATGGTACAACAGGAAATACATTTGGTTTTAAAGATAACATAAATACATCAAGTTCAAGCAAAACTACGACTTTAGACAGCTCTGGATTTACTATCTTTCATTTTGGAAGCACTGCAGACTCTTATAGTTTTTCCAGTAAAAATGGAGCAGCAAAAAGTTTCTCAAACGGAAATGCTGGATGGACGGGAGGAGATGATATAACTTTTAATTATTTTTTCGGAGCAGGATCTTCTTATTTCGGAGCTGAGGTAGGTAATATCCTTATATACAATAAAGAACTATCTCAAGATGAAATCCTTCAAAACTTTAACGCCCAAAGGGGTAGATTCGGAATATAATGGCACTATCTCATTCACCAAAAATAGTAGCTAAAGGTTTAGTATTTGGCTTTGATACTGGATATCCTCTAGTATCAAAAAGTCATCAATCATACAAATATAATAAAGGAGAGCCAACCACTACATTTGATATTGGTACTATGGTTCCTACTAATCCCAATACTTATTTTATTAGTAATTCTGCTTACCATAGTAATTTACATGGAACGGTATGGGACTGGTCCTATTATCCAAATTCTAATATAAGTTCTGATGGGGGAATGGAGTGGATGCCTAACGAAGAAGGTCCAGGATTCAAAGGCGCATGGAAAATGAAAAAAAGAGCTGGTGGTAATAGTGAAAGTAATTTTTCCGGAACAGCTCCGGGATCTATAGATCAAGATAAAGATTATACAGTTTCAGTATGGTGTAAAACTGACCAAGCTTCTATGGCTAGAATACATCTTAATACTACTAAAGACGGTTCAAGTTATTGGGGATATGGAAGTAGTTATCACACCGGAGGAGGTGATTGGGAAAGATTATCCGTGACAATTCCCGCAGGAGCAGGTAATACCTCTCTCAATGTAATAAGATGTCAGTGTGTTGGTACTTCTATTAATGCAGATTCTTATTGGAGAGATTATCAAGTTGAACAAAGAAGCCATGCAACTCCTTTTATATTAGGTGGTACTAGATCAGCAACAGACTCACTTATAGATCTAACTAGAACAATTGATATAGATGTATCAAACGCATCATTTGATGATAATGCGCAAATTGCTTTTGATGGTACGGATGATTATTTAGATTGCGGCACTGTCACTATGGCAGATAATAATTTTTCATTAGAAGTTATTTTTGAATGGGATGATATAGATACAAGTAGTATCGGATTTTTAATTGCAGGTAATTACGAGCAATTAGAGATACATACAGCCAATAACAATACTTTGCGATTTATACCTTACGATTACCCCAATAATTCAGTATTAGATGCTGCTAATATAATTACCTCTGGAATTAATCATGTAGTTTTTACAGCGCAGAATTTATCATACTCTAAAGCTTACAAAAACGGTGAATTATTTGATACTGCTTCAACAATATCATCTGTAAATTTAAGTACATCACAAACAGTTAAATTAGGCAGTAGGACGAATAATTCCTACTATTTCGATGGAAAAATTTATCTTGCTAGAATTTATAATAGAACTTTAACAGCAGATGAAATATCTCAAAACTTTAACGCAATTAGAGGGAGGTTCGGAATATGAGTTCAAATGCAGGTCCAGATATTGTTCAAGATGGGTTAGTATTTAAGTATGATACTGGAGATGGTAAGTCGTATAAGGGTGAACCCACTACTAATGTAGTTTCACAACCCTTCAACTTATCGTCAGGATACTCTAAAGGTACTGGAATGGAAACCGCATCAGGTACTACTTTAAATTTTACCGGCGGATATAATGCATCCACAATTACACGACCAAGTACAGATGTATCAAACTGGATCGCATACACAGGTGCTGTTGAAGGTGAAGCATCTGGAGTGCAGTTTACTACGACATGGTATCTAAAAGCTGGAAGCATTTCAAGTGTATATGTCAGTTGGGGAGGAGCGCATACTGGAAATCGAACAAATTTAACTGTAAATCTTAACACTGGAGCAGTTACAGGTGTTACCTTAGCAAGTGGGGAGTTTTATAGGGTTCGAGCAGAAGAAAATGGCTATTATGCCATAGAATATTCCTCTACATTGACAGGTACAAATTACTTTCCACAACTCACACTCAACAGTGCAGGGTTTATATATTTTGGAGGTATTCAGATAGAACAAAAATCACACGCTACTCCATTTATAAACGGTACAAGATCAGCCACAGAAAGTTTGATAGACCGTACCGGTAATACAACGATTGATCTATCTGATGTATCATTTGATAGTAATGCGCAAATGACTTTTGATGGTACAGATGATTATGTTAGTACTGGATCTTTCGATATGGGAACCCCTACTGATATAACATTAGATTGTTGGATTAAATTTAATGGATCGTTAGATAGTAATGATAGAAAGGTAATGCATTACGATAAAACCGGAACTAGTAATGCTGTTTTTCAATTAAGAAAAGGCACAAGTAATGGTCGATTAATGTATCAGGCCCATAATGGAAGTCAGTGGTATACAATGTATGATGATGACGCTATAGAATCTGATACTTGGGCGCATTTTACTATTACACATGCTGGTACTTCTGCAATAATGTACAAAAACGGAATACAAACAGTAACAGCAACAATGGGGAATTTAGATTGGACGAATGCTAATAATCTATTAATAGGTTATAGGGTTAACTCTGAGTATTGGAAGGGTGATATCAATATTATGAGAATTTATAACAGAGCTCTCACAGCAAAAGAAGTCCTCCAAAACTATCGAGCAACAAGAAGTAGATTTTCATAATTATGGGTACAGAATATCAACCGAAAATAATAACAGATAGTCTTTCTTTATGTTTAGATGTATCTAACCCCAAGTGTTACTCAGGTGGCTCTACATGGATAGATGCAGCAAATGGTATAGAGTTTGCATCTATTGGTACACAAACACCGCTATCTACAAGAGACGGTATTAGGTGTTTTGAATTTAATGGTTCTGGACGGTGGGGATCCCAGGGTGGTACATCTCAAAGTGATAAAGTAGATATGGGCGGTGATTGCACTTTGATTATTTGGTTATATGGTGAGACGGTCCCTTCTAGAAGAACTATCTTTGAAAAAGCTGGAATAGGAAACAGTTCTTATAGGCAGGAAATCGCAGTAACTTGGGAGGTTGGCACAAATTGGAGTTACTATTCTCGCCATTCTCCTAATTATGATAGTGGTAGTTCTTATAATGCCGCGGTGGACAAATGGAACATGATGGCAATTAAAATGTCAACTGGTAGAACAGCAACAGCTAGAACAGGTTTTAGAAGTTTAAATGGTTCTGCTTGGGCAGCAAATTATACCAGTAGATCAGATACAGCTTTAGTATCGGCTGGTCAAATTACTATAGGAACTGGCTATGCTGGGACAGTAGCGGTAGGAGCAATTGGTTCTGTTTTGTGCTATAATAAAATGCTAGATGATGATGAAATCCTTCACAACTACAACGCAACGAAAGGAAAGTTTGGTATATGAGTGCACATGTACATTCAGATATTATTACAGATGGTTTGATTTTTCACATCCACGCGAAACATCCTAGATGTTACACTAGCGGTTCTACATGCAAAGATTTGATACAAGAGGTGGATGGTTCTTTAGCTGGTAATGCGTCAGTAACAAGTGAGGGATTTACTTTTGCTAGTGATGGAGATTGGATTTGGTTTGATGATCACAATGGAGAGTTACTAACGCAAAATATATCCGTTTTTTCTTGGGCAAATAAAACAGCAACAAATGGTAATACGGATACTTTGATTAGAACAAGGTATGGAAACGAGGAGACATACGCATTAATGATTAATGCTAATAATAGAATTAGATGGGAATCATGGGTGCAAGAGTCTGATAATAGGCAAGATGTTGAGTATACTGTTGGGACATTTTCTGGTTGGAATTATTTTGGGATTGTTTTACAATCAACTGGCTCTAATTCTCATACTATGAAGTTTTATTTCAATGGTAAATTAGTTAACAGCCAAGCATTTAACTATACTATTAGAACGTCTAGTCAAGGTATCTATATAGGTGGAGGACCTAATAATGCATTAACGCCAATACACCAATTGAACGGTAGTATTATGTCAGCGAGTATCTATGATAGAGCATTATCCGACACTGAGGTGCTTCAGCACTATAATCACACGAAATCCAGGTTTATTCGTTAGCGTTATCCGCTGCTTCTAGAATAAATATCTATGGAATGGCCAACGTTTTATCAGTACCTCTTAGTGGAAATATATATTTCGAAAATGGGAGTCAAAGTACTACTGTCCCAAATTTAACAGGTGCAGCTGTTGCTCTTGGGTTTGATGGTTGCGCTGGATTAACTGTTACAAGTTATAATACACTTTCTGGTGATAGATTCTCTGTTGATGGTGACAGTGGTCGTCTATTTAGTGTTAATGATTCATTAACTGGTACAGTTTTTAGTGTTAATGATGCTTCTGGTCTCCCTATTATCGAGGTTAATAGTGATGAAGTAACTGATACAGTTGCTATTGGTGAGTTTGGTACAAATGCTCTCTTCGTTAGTGCCGGTTATGTCGGTGTTGGAACTGCCACTCCAACAAATACATTAGATGTTGCTGGTGATATTAGTACATCCGGCAATATTCTTTCTGGTGGTGTTAATCTAGATTCCATATTTGTTAATCAAGGTAGCGCCGGTGTTACAGCTGTGTGTGGATGTACGGGAATTACTGTTACTAATGGTACTACAACAGCATGTGTCAGTGTTGATTCTACATGTAATTCTACTTGGAATGCTAAGACTACTTGTACAGGAACTGTTACTTGCGTTGATGGTGGAGCGGGATTAACTGGAGCTGTTACAACATCCGGCTCTCTTGCAGTAGGACAAGGTACTGGTATTACTGTTAATGCTAACGACGTTGCCATTAATTCTACCTGCAATACTCGCTGGAATGGCACAGCTACAACTGTACAATCCAATTCCGGATCTTGGGATCAAAGCGGCTGTGCAGGTATTAACTGTGTTGGTGATATCACGGCGGTAACTGCTGGTAATGGTTTGACAGGAGGGGCTACATCAGGAGCAGCTACTCTAACGGTAGGAGCTGGTACCGCTATTACCGTTAGCGCAACAACAGTGGGTGTAAGTACAACATGTAATGATGCATGGAATGCCAAAACTACTTGCACGGGAACAGTAACATGTGTTGATGGTGGTAATGGTCTTACTGGCGGTGTTACTACGAGTGGTTCTTTAGCGGTAGGGCAAGGTACTGGTATAACAGTTAATGCTAACGACGTCGCTATTAATTCAACATGTAATTCGAATTGGAACGGAGTTTATTCAACAGTACAATCTAATAGTGGTTCTTGGGATCAAAGCGGCTGTGCAGGTATTAACTGTGTTGGTGATATTACTGCTGTTACAGCTGGTAACGGATTAACAGGAGGTGCTACATCAGGAGCAGCTACTCTAACGGTAGGGGCTGGTACTGCTATTACTGTTGGTGCAACAACAGTGAGTGTTGATAGTACGTGTAATTCTACATGGAATGCCAAGACAACCTGTACTGGTACTGTTACTAGTGTTACCGGTGGTGATGGATTAACAGGCACTGTAACCACAACAGGATCTCTAGCAGTTGACTCGACAGTTGCTAGAACTAATGTAAATGAAGTATTTTCTTGCGACGTTACAATTAACGGTGACCTAACAGTTAATGGTGATATTACCTGCTTAGAAACTATTGTATCAACTACATCAGCTCTTTCTGTTGTCAACCATGGTTCAGGCCCGGCTATTACAGTTAACCAGGCTGGTGCTAACGACATTGTAGATTTCCGAGATGATAATTCATCTGTATTCTATATTGAGAACGGTGGTTTCGTTGGTCTAGCTTGTACAAACCCAGTACAGCGTTTAGATGTTAATGGTAATTCAAATGTAAGTGGTGATATTAGAGTTGATAACAACGTTGTTATTAATACGGGAAGATGCTTTACCGGTGTTGCAGTACAACCTTCAACTGATATCGCTGATGCGTATATTGCCTCTGCAGCAACTTGGAATGCTAAAACAACCTGTACCGGTACTGTTACATGCGTTGACGGTGGTAACGGTCTTACAGGAGGCGTTACAACCAGTGGTTCTCTTAACGTTGGTGCTGGTACCGGTATTACAGTTAATACTAACGATGTAGCTATCAACTCAACCTGTAATACAACTTGGAATAGTGCATATACTACTGTAGCTGCTTTATCTACTTGCTCAGGTCTTACTTGTGTTGGTGATATTACCGGGGTAACTGCTGGTAATGGTTTGACTGGAGGTGGTACGTCTGGTAGTGTAACTGTTAACGTTGTAGGTGGTGATGGTATTACTGCTAATGCGGATAATATTACTGTTGATAGTACAGTCGTACGAACAACTGGAGCACAGTCAATTGCTGGAGTAAAGACATTTTCCGATAGGACTGATATCTCTAATGCTAATGGTTTAAGAACTAATGTAGTAGGAACTTACGGTGGTAACGAGCTAATATTAAATGCAGGAGAGTCATGTGTTTATGCAACTGGTCAAACAGGCGAATATCTCTATGTAAACGCGGAACAAGGACTTCAAATTAACTCATCTCCAGATAACTGGAGTAGCGGTTGGGCAGGTAGAAAAACTACAACCATTAACGATACTAACGGCGACTCAACATTTAGTAGAAATATTATTGTAGGTGGTACAGTTGACGGCCGTGATGTAGCAGCTGATGGTACTAAACTTGATTCAATAACTGCTCCAAATGCTCCAACAAGTGTTTCTGCAACTATAGTTGGTGAGACAATCAGCGTATCATTTAGTGCATCTAATACATCAGACATTGATGCTTATCTCGTTTATAGTTCTGTTGATGGAAGTGATTACGGGTTGATTTCAGTTATTCCTCCAGATGACTTTTCCGGTACAATGGAAATTATTGACCTAGCATTTGCTGTTACCGGGACTCAAGCATATCGTGTATATGCAATGAAATATGGAATTCTTTCTACTGCTGGAACAGATAGTGTTTCCTATACTTTAGGCACAGTAGAACCAACTGACATGAGTGTAATTAAGTTAAATAATGCATTTTATGTACAGTGGAATCCACCAAGTTCAAATGATAGGTTTGTTACAGCTTACAACGTATATAAGCATGAAGCAGCTTCAGCAGGTAGCTTATCAAGAGCTTCTGCATCTCTCGTTTATAGTGGTCTGAATACAAACTATATGTATCAGATTAGTGGCAACAATAATAACAATTACCACCAATTTTGGGTAGAAACAACCATCGCATAATATGGAAGAAGATTTGGAATACTGGCAATGGATCGTGGATCAAAGAACGGAAGACCTTTCTCTTGAAATGGAAAGGTCGGAAGATGATGAGCTTATTAAAATTTTAAAATATGGTTTGGAAGAAGCAAAACTTAAAGTAGAGGAGTTGACTAATGAGTAAATTAAAAGGATCTACATTAACTAGAAGTAACGTGATATCTATTGTTGGAGCTACTGTTACTGATCACCCTTATAACTACAACATAGGCATTTATCCAGTTTACAAGGGCGGTGTTTCAAATGTAGTTGTCAGGAGTGGTTCCGGTGATTATGATGGCGGTGATCGCGTTATCGGGTTTCCAAGTGCTTATGAGATTGATGGAGATCTTTTATTTACTACTGGTTGGGGTGATGGATTTGCAGTTCGTCGTTTGAATAATGATGGTACACTCACTAAAATTTATCACGATAATTACTTCTTATATAATAATACTAGCAACACATATAACCATATGCACAATATTGCTATCGACACTACAAATAAACTTGGTGTTGTGATGTCCTATAATGTCGATGGTTACACGACATTTGACTATAGCGGTTGTGTAAATGGAGGAACAACTTTTGTTAAAGACGCAAGACCTTCGCACTCTAACCCTCAGAGATTTATTCAGGCAGAAGGTTTAAATATTTCAAGTGCAGGGTTATATTATCAATCTGGTATGGTAGCTGCTGGTGAGTGGATTTATGTTGGGGAGTATGACGCTCGTCATTATAGAAGAGTTGTTAGAAGAAATTTAAATACAGGTACAGAAGAAGTTATTGGTAACAGTTCTGGGACAGGAGATCTCTACAGCGGGAGTGCCACCATTGACCGTGACGGATACCGTTACTCTCTCCACTATGATGAAATCAATGATAGGGTATTTTATTTCTCTTACAATAATGGAAACTTCATTCTAGTACTAGATGCTAGTACCGCAACACCAGAACTCGTTTGGTGTGATATTGCTGATATGGGAGACGGGGATGACTCATACGATATGGGTCTATTTATTCCCGATCCTGTGAACAGTCCTAACAGAATGTGGGTAGGTGCTTCAAATAGATTTGTAGATATTGACATTACACCATGTTTTAGTGGATCAGCTCCTACAAGATATAATAGAATATATCCAAGTAATAATTACACATATGATTCAATATGGAGATTAGGTACGAAATACCAAAAAACGAGTGGTGTGCCAATGGATAAAATGCCAGGTTATCCAAACTACATTCACTTAAGTGCTGATAGAGATAGAGGTAGAAATGGTTCTTGGCTCGATACAACAAATTTAAAGTTTGTTGGAATGGAGTACCCTTATAATTATGTCGAAGATACCTCAACCGGTGGTAGAGGAAGAAGCTTTAACCATGGATATAGTTGTCCTATGGTTCTTATGGAGTCCGCAAATGGAACTAAATATTGGGTTCAAATGGGATATGGTGGAAGTGATGGTCATTTGTTTATGACTTGGGCTGAAAACAAATACCCAAATCAATTGGTTGGAAACTGGGAAGTTGTTTTTGGGACATTTACTTTAACTAATAACGCAAATGTTGACCAAGTATCTATACCGGGATTAAACAATTTTAGCATACCCTCATCGTGCTCTGTAACAGCTTATGTTTCAAATAATAATGGAACATCATGGGAAACATACGATAAAGATAGTGACGATGTTCATACCTTTTCAAGTACTGGTTATCAACTAAGGGTAAAATTATCTGCTTCTGGTCAACCAGATAAAGCTCCGTATTATAGAGGGATAGATGCGGGAGGATTAACGGTATATTATGGAACTATGTATGAGTCAGCTAAAGACTCCAACATTAAATATAAAGTCAACAGAAAACGATTAAGACACTAATATTATGGCAACTGTAACAGGAACACAAAGACAACTAACGCATACTTCTGATACGTATGAGAGTAATGATTGCATCACTGTAGGTACTAATATACTTATGAATGCATCTTGCACCGTTGATGGTAGAGATGTATCTGCTGATGGTTCTAAACTTGATGGTATTGCATGTGGCGCTACAGCTTGTACTGGAACCGTCACTTGCGTTGATGGTGGAGCTGGACTTACCGGTGGTGTTACAACATCTGGTGCTCTTGCTGTAGGAGCTGGTACCGGTATCACTGTAAATGCGAATGATGTAGCTATCAACTCAACTTGTAATGCACGCTGGAATGGCACAGCTACAACTGTACAATCTAATTCCGGATCTTGGGATCAAAGCGGTTGCGCTGGTATTAATTGCGTAGGAGATATTACAGCGGTTACAGCTGGTAACGGATTAACAGGAGGAGCAACTTCCGGAGCTGCTACATTAAACGTTGGAGCAGGTACGGCTATTACAGTAGCTGCTGATACTGTAGGTGTTGATTCTACTTGTAACTCAACATGGAATGCTAAAACAACATGTACTGGTACCGTGACGAGCGTTGGTACCGGGACAGGCTTAACCGGTGGTACAATTACAACATCTGGTACGCTTTCAATTAACAGTACATGTAATACTACATGGAACAGTGCTTATACAACAACAGCTGCTTTATCTACTTGCGCAGGTCTCACTTGCGTTGGTGATATTACAGGTGTAACAGCTGGTAACGGTCTAACAGGAGGTGCTACTAGTGGTACCGCTACTCTAACAGTAGGAGCTGGTACTGCTATTACTGTTGGCGCAACAACGGTAGGTGTAAGCACGACATGTAATGATGCTTGGAATGCTAAAACAACATGTACTGGTACTGTTACATCTGTAACAGGTGGCAATGGTCTTACAGGATCCGTTACAACAACAGGTTCACTCGCTGTTGGAGCTGGAACGGGTATTACTGTTAATGCAGATGATGTTGCAATTAATTCAACATGCAACACTACATGGAACAGTGCTTATACAACAACTGCCTCTTTATCTACTTGTGCTGGTCTTACATGCGTAGGAGATATTACCGGTGTAACTGCTGGTAATGGTTTGACAGGTGGAGGCACTTCCGGAAGCGTAACTGTTAACGTTGGAGCAGGGACAGCCATTACAGTAGCTGCTGATACAGTAGGTGTTGATAGTACATGTAATTCTGCTTGGAATGCTAAGACAACTTGTACAGGTAACCTTTGCGCAACAACCGGTCAATGTGTTTTTGAAGAAACTTATTATAATACAACATTAGGTGCTAATGCTGGCGCTGCTATTACAACAGGAACTGGTAGTGTTGCAATAGGCAGAAGTACTTTATGCACACAAACTTCTACCAGCGGTAATATTGGTATAGGTGATTATGCAGGTAGACTTAATACTGGTACAGGTAATACATATCTTGGATATTCTGCAGGTTGTGGTTCTACATCAGGAAGCTATAACGTTGGTATTGGTTATACTGCAAGTACCAATAGTGTTAATACAGGTACCGGTAGTTATAACTCTGGAATTGGTTTCTGCGCTTTAGGTTGTAGATCATCCGGTTCAGGTAACATAGGTATAGGTTATTGGGCAGGTAAGAGTATAACTACTGCAGGTTATAACATTGCCTTTGGACATGATGCTGGTTCGTGTATAGCTACCGGTAGTTATAACTTTGCAGCTGGTATAAGAGCATTAAGAGGTTCTAGTGTGGTTAATAGTGGAGCTATGATTGGTAACATCGCTATTGGTTATGAGACCATGACTGATAACCGTGGTAACTATAACGTTGCATTCGGTTACTGTACATTGCATACGAACACCACTGGTGCATCTAACATGGCTATCGGTTCTGCTGCATTACGACAGAATACAACAGGTAGTTGTAACGTTGCTATTGGATGTGGAGCTCTTCGTATAGGAACTACATCAGCATCTAACGTAGGTATTGGTGCAGATGCACTTTGCTATAACAGTGGATCGCAAAACGTTGGTATTGGAGTTGATGCTGGTTCACATTGCGGTACTGGTACTGGTCAGAATACATCATCCGATTACGGTATTTACATCGGACGTCGTGCTCGTTCATTAACCAATAACGATCAAAATAGTATTGTTATTGGATGTGAAGCTATTAGTTGCGGTTCTAATACGGTTGTTATAGGTAACACTGCTATGACAGCAAACTATGTTGCCGGCGGTACTTGGTCATCACTTTCTGATTGCCGTTATAAGACATGCATTAATGATATTACAAAAGGTCTTGAGTTTATCGGAGACCTTAAGCCGAAAGAGTTTAGATACACTAAAGAAAAGAATTCATCTGTACCTTACGGGCCAAAACGTTATGGTTTCCTTGCTCAAGACGTTCTCGAAGTTGAAGGTGAGGATAACGTTATTATCGATAATACAGGAGATAAGTTTACTTATACTAGCGATTATGTTATCCCAGTACTAGTTAAAGCTGTTCAAGAGCAACAAGGTATTATAGATGATCTTAAATCTAGAATAGAAGCACTTGAAACGTAATTACATATTATAACCAAATACCTCATAGTACCATTTATATTGATTCTGAATCCAGGCAATGGTGCTTTGACCTAGTATTTCTACTGGGTTGTTATCTGTATATTCTAACATAGGGCGTATTTTATGATCAGCTAATATGCCGTGAAAAGTATCGTTCTCATTTGTCAATTGCTCGATAAAGCTAAAATTATGCTCATAACTAGGTATCTCTAAATATGCATAAACCTCTTCCATTATTTCACGTGGATACATACATAGGTCCTCATACCGTATAAAGAGCATTTCCTTATGAAGGCCTTGCATAGTTACTTCATACATTCTCTCTAATGCAGTACCTAACGGTCTTGTTCCTGCAAAAAACTCTGCACGCTTTTCCGTTGTTGTATTAACAAAACTTTCACGTTCTACAACCCCGGAATCTTTATGTGAAGTATTCCTATATTTTAATTCTAAAGAAGCGAAGACCTGTGGTAAATGTCTAACCATTCCGATCATTTTTGGTGGCTTCTCAAGAATAAATTTTGCAAAATTAAAAAAAGAGCACCACTCTCTATTTTTATCTACTACATATTTTTTATCTGTTAAAGCTTCAAAATATCCATATAACCCTTTCTTGCAAAATGATTGAAATGCCTTTTTCATCTCATCTTCATCTTGAGCTTGAATTGCCGGGTTAGTAGTAAAATTTCTTCTCACATCTACCATGAAATCCATAATACCGGAAGTGGGTGTGCAGTAGAAGTCTGGGTTCTGCGCTAAGATATTCTGTAATAAAGTTGAACCAGCTCGTGGCATAGAGCAATTCATAAAGATTTCCATATCACTATTATATACGCGCATCCTTTATAGGCAACCCTCTCAGACCCGCTTAGACGTAGAGAGACAATAAAAAAAGCCGGTCATATATGACCGGCTTTCTTAAGCTTTATAGTGTATATTAATTAGTAACCAAGCAAGTACTTACGGCGATGCTCAGGTCCTACAGCATTTGCTCCACCAGAAGTATCCGGGAACAATGTTGTATTACCCCACGCAGTTTGAGTAAATGTGATTGTACTACCGTGAATGTCTACAATTGCATACTTTGTATTTGCAGCTGTAAGACTGGTGTTAAATGTTGTATTTGTACCACCAGAAATAGAAAGAGCTTTTGCACTTAATGCTGGTCCATACCCGCCTGCTCCTGGATCGTCATAAAGTAATCCAAATGTTAATTCACTGGATGCTGGATCAACTGTACCAGATGCTTTTAAAACAACTTCATCATTAGCTCCTGATAAGGATAAGCTTCTATTGATTGTTTTAGTTGCTGATAATTGATATACACCCGCGTTAAATGTTTGTGTAGCCATGTATATATTTATGGGTAGTTATATATAAAAGGGTTAAAAATAAACAAAAAAAGACGGGGCCCGAAGACCCCGTCTAAGTTAATTGTTATACGGTTAACCCGTTTACTAATTAAAAGTAAACTGAAGATGAACCAGGAGTGAACTCAGAACCGAGACCCTGAACGATAACAACGTGGTAGTAAAGATTAGCACCAAAGATGTTATCAACAACTCCGTAACGTGTAAGCAAGCCTACGCGTGGTGCGAAGTCGTTAGGTCCGATTGTACGCTGTACCATAACTGGGATGTATGGGCAGTAAATGATACCTGTGTCATAGAACTCAGGTCCCTTATATCCAAGAAGTGCGTACTCAACACCAGATGTACCGCTACCAGCACCGTTACCGATGGTCTGGCCGTAACCTGTGTTGTACATAGCCTCTGTACGAGTGTCACGATAAACGTTGAAACGTCCACCAAGTGAACCAACCTTACCGATACCTACTGGCTGAGTATTGACGTCACCAGCAACTGGGACCCACTGGAACTCAGGAAGCATCTCAAGGATAGCGCAAACACGTGGAGTAGCAACGATGAAGTTAGCAGCACCACGACGGTTACGTACAGCAATGCGGTTAGCCTCAACGATCAAACGCTGATAGAAGTCACGGTTACGCTCAACGAGCCAGCGACCATCTGCAGAAGCAGGTGACCAAACTGAGAAACCAGGACCGTATCCAGCTGTAAGAGCAGACTGAATCATGCGCATAAGCATCTCACGGTCGATTTCAGCTTGGATCTCGTAGCTCATTGCATTTGTGATCTCAGCGTCAATGTCGATACCGTTCATGTTCTTGAGGTCTTGCTCAAGCTCGACTGACCAACGAGCACCAAGGCGGCGTGTACCGGCCTCAACTGCTGTCTTTTCGAACTTAACTTCAACCTGTGGAATATCACCGGTATCTCAAAAGCTAGAGGATTTGTGCAACGCCCTTATCACCGTTAGCAAACTCCCAGTAACCGGAACCAGCACCAGAAAGCTGAGTAGAACCAGCAGATGTACCAGTAAAGCGGGTATCAAGAAGCTGATAACCAAGTTCGTCGTTTGGAAGGCCTGCAGCACCAGTGTAACCAGGTACAGAACCACCAGCTCCACCTTGTGAAGAAGCACCATCGGTACCGTCACCAAGTGATGTAGACTGGTAAGCATAACGAAGAGCAAATGCAAGACCAACTGGGCCGCTCATTGGCTGAACACCAACGATGTCGTTAGTGATAAGCTCAGGGAATGTACGACGGATCATCGGAATGAGGACCTTTGGAAGTCGTGCATCAGCAGGTGCATATGTATCACCTGAGTGAATCTGAGAAGCTGGGTTGAACTGAACTCCACCTTGTGCAGCGCCACCAAGTGAACCGCCGCCTACAGAGCTAGACTCTTCAAGGCACCATCTCTCTTGGTTCTCCAAGAGAACAGCCGTATTTAAACGGGTGTGAGCATCGTCGATTGCCTTAACGG